TCTTCGAGTTTAAGTTCTTTTTTCGTCATCATAATCCAGCCCGATGCGTAAAATAACATTTTATTACCACCGGTGGTTTTATGCTTTCTACCATATCCATCCTGATTATCCATAATATGTTGAATTCCTAAGCACATAATAGGTAAACCCGCACATAGATGAGTAACAGATTGGATTACATCACCTAATTGTTTAGCCTTTTGTCCCATATCTCCAACAATCTTGCCAGCTTCTTTTCCACCGGTTTTATCCCATTGTGAGGATGTTAACGCTGCTGCCCATGAGTCGATGACAAACATCACAGGTGGCAAATCCTCTACACCATCATTTTTCTGGCCCATATAATCTACGGATATTTTGGCAATAATGGTTTTAATTTCCTCTAATGTGGAAACAGATGTATATATAAAATTTTCGTCATCTAAACTTACGCCAGCATTTTCCAACCATTTGCGACCGGCTTTATCATCATTAGCATGTTCAACGTCAATCCATACAATAAAAGCATTATGCTCACGTTGTGCATTACCAGCGGCTAATGCTGCTGCATATGATTTACCTGATCCTGACTCACCATATAAAATATAGTTACGCCCAAATAACAAGGCTTTATCAAATGTTCCAGACCATAATCTATTCAACGCATAATTACCGGAGCTTACCCAAATATCGACATTTGAGAATCCAGTTCTGAAAGTAGGACTATTAATTGTGGTTAGTGTTTTCCCAATACGTGATCCAAATGATTTTCGTGCCATATTACTCTCCAAGCTATGTTACATGGTTATATATTGGTAAACTTAGAAATATCAACATATGAAATAGGCCCATCAAACTAATGATGGGCCTTTAATATTACAATATTTTTTTACAAAATTTACATTTTAAAATGGAAATGTCTGTCCGGTGTTAAGAATACTTACAGGAATATAAATAAATTCGATAGATTTAGCAGGTTGAATTGCAATATCTACCCATAATTCGTTCCGATCAATACGTGAAGCAGTATTATTATTTTCATCACATCGAACTGCATAATCATAAACCGCCCGTAATGATTTTAGCCCCGCCATATATCGTTCACCAGCTATTTGCGCTGATCTACGTGTGACTGGATCATTGATTTCAAATAAGAATGGCTCCATAAGGCGTTGTAAATCGTACTTCATTTTAGTAATAAGCCGCGCTACATTAATACGATCTAGTGCGGTTGCACTTGACGCCCAAGTTTTTTGCCCATATACTACTAATCCTTTATTTGGTTTAAACATTAATGGATTAACATTATTTTCATACATTATATCCCGCATGGATGTTGTTAATTTAGTAACGGTATACACATTGCTATTTGTTAAATACCCAACTGATGTAGCATTATCAATACGGCCACGGGTTAACCCTGCAGGTGGATACCACGGTGCTGATACGGAATCCGAGTATGCAAGTGTTCGTAATGCCATATGCGATGGGGGAACAAATACGTCATTACCATTTACATCCGTAGTTAACCCCCAAGGGGAGTAAAATGCAGCATAAGGCGACCTTGCTGAAGAGAACCCTGTTTCATTAGTAGATGTGGTGGATCGAGCATTAGATACCCATTCCGCAACTGTTACTTCTCTACCGGTAGGGATACCGGATGGAATAGTGAATTTAGGAATGTCTGCTACGACAAACGCAATCTCACCTTTATCGGTGTTTAACGCAATCATTTCGTCATATAATTCAGGGTAACCAGGACATGTAATTAATTGGAAATAGTTTTCCTCCGCACGAATATCGGTATTTGATGAAATCACAGCTTGCAATTTGGTAACTACCATTGTGCGTATTGCTTTGCGACCGAATGACGTTCCAGCAGCAGGTTTCCAATGATTTGCCGTATCCGCACTAACCACATATACAGTGCCATTGAATGTCACATTGGTACCGGTAAATGTTGGATCATATGTTTTGATAGTATTTCGTGTTAAACTGGAACCTGTATTCAACCAATAGGTGCCATTAAGAACGGCTGATGCTATCGGATCAGAATCGGTTATTTTAACACTAGTGGTAATATCAATCCATTGTCCTGTTTGCCACCTTTTAATAATTGGATAATTATCAAAATTATCAGTAGAAGAAATATCAACCCATATTGCGCCGTCATTAGGGCTGGTTGGGGCTGATGCGGAAATAACTTTCTGCGAGGATGTTGGATTACTAACGGTAGTAGTCGTAATGGGAACCCATTGATTACCATAACCATGATCTGTGCCTTCTACATATAATGCAAAATCAGTATATGTAGAATCATACCAGATAGTTCCAGTAGCAGGAGTAGTAACAGGTTGGGTAGCTTGCACAACCATAGATAATGAAATAAATGTAGTCCCTGTGCCGATGTATAGCGGTCTGGCGGCGGTAGTAGCTATATTACTAGTATCCTCCCACACGGTGCCTTGTGCCGCCACAGGAGCGGTATTTGATCGTATTACCGGAACAGTTACAAAAACCCCATCTACAGCGCGAAATCTTGACATAGATAAATTAACCCCACCGGCGGATGATACGGTCTTATACCAGAAATCATTAGCAACAGCAGTTGTTGGTGCAGCGGGGGATACCGTTAATGAATTGGCAGCTGCATAATCTGCTTGTATATTTATATTGGTAGCGGCTTTCCAAGTTCCACCTGATTTATATTTAATTGTACCATCTAATGTCGAATAATCAAATGCCCAATCACCATCAGCCCCATCTGTTCCAATAGGGGAGGTTGTATAGATTTTGAATGGAGTAGCTACCCAGTTAGTTCCATCATATTTAAAAATACCACCAATGGCACTTGAAGAATTGATCCAATACGTACTATCGACCGGTGGTAAAATTGGTTCGTTAGTAGTAGGAACCAAACCACCAAGATCAATATCAGCGCGTAATATATATGCACGGGAACCACGGCCCAAAAACGAATATGCAGCCATAAGACCATATTCATTTGTTTCATCACCATGAACCGCCACACCCGATGATGTGACAAATGTGGGATTGCCATAGTTTTGAATAAGATCACGTTGTGATGTGACAACACGGAGCTTATTTGCTTCTAATGTTCCAAGGGCGGTACCCGTTCCATCGGGAGTAGTTTTCGAGGAACGTGTCGCCACAATAAATAGTGGAACGGTAGTTGGATTTGGTGCAGCATAAATTGACTGGTCATTAATTGATACATTAACACCGGGACTGGTTAGAATAGCCATTGTGAATTACTCCTAAATGGGGTTTTAATACAAACTTATTTAGGCGGTAATGAATAATGAAATATACAATAAGTGTTATTTTGGATGAAGTTCGTGGCTCATTGTTTCAAAAGTTAATATATCGGAATCCGTCGCTTTGATTACTAGACCGTCAATAGATGTCATTGAATCAAAATCTACACTACTCTCAATATCTTTAATTGGTATATCAATTTCATAGATATACGTAGTATCATAAACCTTAGCAGGTGGTGATAACCAAATAGTAGTAGAAAAATTTAGGGTAAATATGTAAAAAGGATCGGTATCCCCACCAGAAGGTTGTGCCTTCTCCATAATTATATCACCATCAAATATCATAGACGTTAGGAATGTCCAATCAGCGGGGGAATTAGATAATTGTATTTCCATATCGGGATTAAATATAGTAGCAATTTGCTCTACCAATTGATAGCCCTCATCATTATTAGATGACCAAATGGTTAATGCGACCCCCATATCATACGGAACCGGCATATGGCGTTCTACTGTTTTTTTCTTTCCAGCAACGCCGGTTAGAATATTTCCCTCAACATCTTTTGCACGTTCAAAAAAATTATATTTTTCCCTATGTTGAGGGGATAGACGCCAATCCGGTTTTTGTGATAATCTTGTCATATTCAATGATATAATCGGAACATATGACGTTGTATTATCTTGATCCCCCCGTGGACCAACTATGTAGCTAACAACACGACTCATATCACCATATATAATCGGAACATCCCTGAATTTACTTTTTCCATCGCGTAATGTTCCAGTTTTTACTTGATATCCTGAAAAACAACTCATTATCTGAACCAGCATACGGTGTAGCTGTTTATCATTGAAATATGGTTTACGCTTTAATGCCATGATATATCCCCTATGCCATTATTTAGTTGGTTGCGGAGGAATCTCCTTGTAAGTTACAAGTGCCTTTTTCAATAGCAGTTTGGCGGCATCAACTTTACCAACAATAAGTTTATCATATGCCCAAGCTGCATTGCTGTAATCTAGAGTCGGAATTAGCATGTTATTATTGGTGGTTACCTGTTGATCAGCAGGAGCTGTAGAGGAATTTTCAATTCCGAACGACTCCCCAACCTCATCCACAAACATATGTAGCAATGCAACAAGCTCCTCTGCTTCCCCGTTAGAGTAATCGTAATTACTACTTGACAAATTACCAAGCAGGGAAATCGCTTGTTCCGCTTTGCCCAATCGCTTATCCCGTAGCCTACAAAAGTTTTCATGTTTCATATCATTACTCCTAGAATAACTTACCCACGAAATAAACTATCAACTTTCATCAATGTCAATAGTGCATTAACGGTAATATCATAATAATCTTCAAAACATGCTTTGGAAATTTCCATAAAAGTATGATCTTCCATTACTTGAATTACTAATCCTTGGTTAAACATGGTATCGGTAACAACAGCATATATAATATTATCACCATTAAGAATTTCCCATGATGCTTCTTCCAAGTCTACCCAATTGGGCCATTTTTGAAGAATGGTGGTGGTTTCGATGGAATATGGACCAACCGTAGTTCCACTTCCTCCAGCGGTAAGATAAATTATTTTTGTCCATTTTGGCAAGGTGGTCATTATATCATCCTTTCTCATGACATTTTAGTGATTTCGATGATGGATTTCCAGTTGTCAGGGTTACTCATAAACATATTGGAAATAAGTTTTGCCATACGCAAGCTAACTTCATCAAGGCTGAACCGATTTTCATAGATAAAGTCGGTAATCATGGTAGCGTCTTCCATACTGATCCCCATATTTGCCGCCATACCCTTATTCACAAACACATCATGCACACGCAAGGATTTGGCACGGGGGCTATCCATGGTAAGATCAATGAAATAAGACCGGCTGATAAGTGCTGCAAAATGCTCACTCATCTTTTCATTATTCAATGACCGTGCTTTAAGATTGATATTAGTGATGAAGATAACACTACCATTAAAATCAAAAGTTTTGACTTCCGCAACACTCACACCCTCTTCCTCGGCCAATGCAGCCAACCACGCGGATTGTTTCCGCCATGTGATAACCCGTGTTTCACTGCTATCCAATGCAGCTTTCAAAAGGTTCAACGATTCTTCGTCATTAAAGATGCTGTCGCTATCATCCAAAACCACAATACCCCCATGCCGTGCCTTGAACAGGGTTTGAAGCAAGCCAGTCGCCCGAACCGACCCTTTGATAATATCCACATACATATCAGGGGTATTACGTTTCGCCTCGTCAAGAGCTTTCATGATGCTATGGGATTTACCAATACCCGGTGCCCCGTAAACAATCATTGACGGAATATAACCGTTGATTACCCCTTCCGTAACCCCTTCCATAACGTCAATCCGCGTATCAATCCGCGTCAGGATTTCCTCGTCGGTAAGATTTTCGTCGTCAACCACCTCTTGCACTGGTTTGGCCGATACCGTTTTAGATACGGTATTGATGTTGGTGATGTTGGTAACCGTCTGCTCAGCAACCGTTGCGGGAACAAATTCAGGAAAGAATTTTTTAGGATCAACATTATGAACCGCAACAAATTTGTTGGTGATAAGGTCTTTAACAACCAATTGCAATCCAAATGATGCGTCACCGTCTTTAAAATCATGGGCAACACCATTAGGATTTTTGAATTTGCTATAAGCGGCCTTAATACGGCTCTCTGTTTTGAACGAGATCGGTGTGATGCCCCTACGAATGTTGGAAACCGTTGCAACTGACAATCCCGTTGCATCAGCCATTTTGGCCCCCCAACGTGTGCCGTCAAACATTTTATTGCCAATGTTTTCGAAATCGGTAATGGTCAAAAGTGCGGTTGTCATGGCTAAACCTTTTATATTGCGTTTCCGTTGAATATCTTATGCCATATCAAATTGTATAGGTCAAGTGGTTTCTACAATGTTTTCAATATATTTTTTCATGTAAAATGCTTCTTTGGTAAATTCCGTCCCATGAAGAAAATAACGTTCGTCGCCGTTAATATGAATAAGCGCAGGTCCGTCTTCCCTATGAAGCATGTCATGAATGTAATATCCAACATATCCTACGGTTATCGGTTTACCTCCGTTAATTATTACCGCTGGACCGTCTTCCCTATGAAGTTTTCCGTTTATAAAATATTCAACATCGCCGTTATGCCATTCAACTGCTGGACCATCATCCCTATGAAATATCCCGTGTTTCATATAATATGTTTGATGACTGTTTTCGTACCTCATGATTTATCCTTGGAATTATTTACCAACATCATTAATATTGGTAATTATATATGTCAAGGGGTAATTTGTAGGTAACATTGGAATTTAACTCACATATATAATATTACGATGCAGCACCAAGGATCACATTATGAGCAATGCAACTAGAAATCTTTACGGCGGATTAGACAAATATTTCACTAGATCGGAATTAGCGGAAAGATTATTAAAAACCATACCCATTAGTACATTAGACGATATTATGTGGATTGAACCGTCAGCAGGTAATGGTGTATTTATGAATGCGGCAAAATCCTATGGGGGGTGCCATATTGGGTTCGACATCTTACCGGATATGGATAACATTATTAAACAAGATTGGTTACAAACTAAACGATCAAAAATTAATCATACCGGCTCTATGGTGATTTACGGCAACCCACCATTTGGATTTGCTGCGAATCTTGCCGTTAAATTTTTTAATCATGCCGCACGTGAATATCAAGCGGATATTATTGCATTTATTGTTCCAAGAACATTTATGAAATCGAGTGTTACTGATCGTCTCGATAAATATATGCATTTGTGTTATCAGGAAATTTTTAATAAAGATCAATCTATGTTTAATGTTGGAGAAAATATGAAATATATTC